TTTCTGCGGTTAATTGAGCCTGACCACCACGCGCAAAAAATTGACGTGCATTTGTCTGCGTTATGCCAAGGTTTTGTCTTGCCTGTCTATCTATCGCTGCTTCTCTGAATAAATTGTTTATTTGATTTGTAATTGTTGTCAGGAAGTCGATGATTCCCTTGAAGATAGGGCTAAGCACCTTGCCGATGTTTTGCCCAAAACGCTGCAGTGCATCTTGCAGCGTCGAAAGCTTGCCAAACAAAGTGTCTGATTGTGCAATAGCGCCGTTAGCGTATTTGCCGCCTTTTTCTGTAAGCCTAATCAGCGCAACCTCAGCAGCTTTTGCGCTTATCTGACCCTTCTGCAGTGCCTTGCTGAATTCTTCTCCAGTCAGGCCATACATCTTGCGAAGCTCATCTTGCAACGCGACACCGCGCTCTTGCAGCTGCAACAGCTCTTCGCCTTGGAGACGGCCTTTGGCTTGGATTTGACCGAAAGCAGTAGCAATGCCTCCAAGATCAGCGCCAGTAGCGCCAGCAACATCAGCAAGACGTTTTGTTATATCGACCACTTGACTGGTCTCAAAACCAAACGCCTTCATGCGCTTAGCGGTTTCGATCAGCTCTGTACTTGTAAACGGAGTTACCGCGCCGAACGCCTGCAACTCAGAAATAATGCCCTTGGCCGTTTCAAGCGATCCAGTTAAAACTTGCAGGCTTTTCGTCTGCCTTTCAAGCTCACCCGCTTGACCAAACGAAAACTTTAAAAGCGCCGCAGCTCCTGCTGCTGCTGCCGCTAACGCTGCAGCCTTTCCAAGCTTGCCGAATCTGCCTGCCGCTTGAGACGCTTTTGCGGCTAAATCAGAAAGACCTTTTTTACCCTTGCGGCCCATATCGGCCAAAGTATCTCCAGTGGCCTTGGCACTTTTTTTTAAACTTTCTATCGCTTGCTCTGTTTTCTTGCTGGCTGCCGCAACTGCGCGAAGGGGGTTAAGAGCCTTTACGGCATCAACAATAAGCTCAACAGATGACCTTGCCACGGCTGCCCAGCAATGCTTCTATCCTACCGCCGCTTCCGTTTTGCGCGATCCATTGCCTTCTCCTCTTCCTCTCGCTTGATCTCGTAATACGCAGCAAAATGCACAAGCTCCGCATCGGTCAACTCAGTGCGGAGCCTGCTTACGGTCATGCCTAGCTCGCAGGCCAGATGAAACTCAAACAGAGTCCAGCTGTCCTGCTTTAGTCGTTTTTTGCTTCCTCCATTTCGGTCTCTTCACCAAGACCGAACAAGAACAGCTCAAGCTCATTCAATACAGATTCAGGCAACTGCCGCTGCAGCTTCGCCGCATCAGCAGCGGCAAACGCTTTGCTACCATCCTCCAGCTCAGCCTTTTGACACAGCATCTGCGTGCTGATGTCTAACGCTTCTTCAGTGCCAGCCAAGCTTTGCGCCTTTTTACGATCTGCGCGTGTGATCGGCTTGAAAAACAGATCAACAACCTTTTTGCCGTCTGCGTTCTTCAGTTCAAATTTGCGACGCTGGTTGAGGTCAAACGCCCCAACCAGCAAGTCAACAGTGCGTGACTGAGCAGGCATCTAAACAATAGGTTTAACGCCTCAAGTATAACTCTACAGTCAAATTTAGTTAGAGTTGATCGTTCCGCTAGCCTGGAAAGTTGCAGATACCGTCACTAACTCGCCAACGGTAGAGGCAATCGAAGCGTTAGTAATAATACCGCCAAACGTAAAGGATTTTTGACCGTTGTCAGTGCCTTCACGGAACAGCTCAAACGAAGCGTCAACACCGTCTGCAGTTTTAAGGACGTCATCCATAAACGTCTTTTGGCTGGTGTTGCCTTCGTCAAAAATTAGCTCAATAGTGCCTGACCCGGTAATCAACGAGCCAACGAAATTCCGAAACGTGTCCCCATGCTTGGTGACGTCGAGCGTATCCTTTTCAATATCCAGACTCCAACTGCGAGTTCCAGCTACTGCAGCCACGGAGCCGCTGCCAGTCTCAAATTCGACTGAGCCTTGTTGTCCACGAATGATGGCCATGGTCAGAGTTCCTCGATAAATTCAAAGGCCACACGGACCTGTGTTTGGAAAAAGCCTTCGGGTGTTGGCAATGCCAATGCCTCTGGGCCTGTGGGAGCGTCGAAGAAAACCCCCGACACGATGACTCTATTGTAAAGGTCTCGAATGCGTTTTCCAATAACGTAGTTTGCGCCAGGGCCTACGCCTTTTGGCGAAAAGATGTTGAGCAGCAGCAAGCCGACAATACGGTTTTGTGAGTTAGTCGTGCTGCCTTGCCCTAAATACTCGTTTGCTCCAAACGTCGTCAGGCATTGCACCCATGACGTATTTGGTGCTGGCTCGTAGGCCATGTTGTGGAAGACGACAGGGAGCGTTGGGCTGTTAGCAAGCTCTGTTGCTAAACGACCTTCTATCGTGGCGCGAATTGCATTGAGATCTGCTGCTGCCATTAGTTTCGCCGCCTAAACGCTGCAATAAATTTAGGCACGCGTTTGGTTGCGATCTCTTTGCCGAGCAAGTCAGGGAAGCCAGGGATAGTGCCTTGCCGTGTTCGGTACTGACCTTGCCACGATGGCGGCAAGTTATTGCCGTACAACACAGGCTCTGCATATTCCATGTTGTTTGTAATCGTGGCTTGGAACTTGCCAATCTGCGTTTGCCAGGCATTACGCAAGTCGCCGCCTCCTTTGTAAGAAGGTGGGTCAGAAGGCAAGACCACGCGAACAGGAGTTTGCTCTTTTACTGCAGCTGTCCACTCCAACGCAGTTGCCCTGACAACATGCTCAATCTCATCTTCCATTAGCCCAGCAATATCCTTGATCTTGATTTCGCGTGCCATCTTTAGACCCTCAGAATCAGTTCGTAGCTCAAAGGCGTGTTGTCTTGCTCGTAGGTGTGTACTCGGACCACCTGGTGCTCAATACCAGCAATAGTCACTCGATCCTTTGTTTCTGGCACTGACGGCAGATCGATTGCCGCAACGGTCAAACGCTTGTCGCCAGCTTGAATCAGCTCATTCACTTCACGCGTGTTGACATCTTCTAAGACCCCTTTGATTTCATGACTTTCGATCGTCGTCGAGAAGTCAGGAATCGTGCCCGAAGTTACGTCGTAGTCACCAGCAGAAACGTAGCGAATCGTTACATCGCCACCAATCTTGGCGGTAGATTTGCCGACTGCCTTCTGAAGAGCTTTGGCTAAAGACATCAGGCGATGTAGGCAAGGACAGTGCCAGATGTCAGCTTGACCTTGCTCATCACAAGCCCTTCGATGCAGCAGTTTTTGCCCAAAGGAAAGCCAGTAGCGTTGCCGGTGGCCAAATTCTCGTCAATGCTCTCTGCAGTGAGCGTATGGATCACAGAATCTTCTAGCGCAAGCAGTTTCACAAACTTGGCAGTGTGCTCAGCTTGATTGGTGATGATCGTTGCTCTGGTCGGAGCATATCCAGATCCGTAACCCATGATCAGCTCCTGCGGATAGCAATGTTGCCTGGTCCGCTAATTCTAAGGCCCGTCAAGTACCTTTCAAACATTGGCGGCACACGGTCAGCACCAACTGCACCTGACTTATCAGGCGTCACCTCAATGCTGCCTACTTTGACGCTCTTGAAATCCTCAAGGCCACTAAGGCTGATGCCCTCAACGTTGTTGTGCAGGTAGACAGCAAGCTCGACTTGCGCACGCTTGACCTGATCTGGGATCTCAGTGTTTGTGTAGTAGTCCTCGGTCAACCGATATGGGAAGCCGTGCGAAAAGGATTGAATATAGGTGTCTGGCTTACGCACACCTTCACGCGGCCATTGCAAAGCCTGCGTTGAATTAGTACGTGCCCCTAAAAAACGTTCGCGGTCAAGACGTTGCGTTGCTGCTGCAAGCGCACGATGACGGCTATCAGTGTTGCCAGTTGTCCACTTCAGGACATCGGCACTAGAGATCATTGCCTCAACCAACGTGTTGGCGTCAGTCAGCGTCACATAGCTGTTGGCGTTTGCG